GCATAGTGATGGATGATAGGGGATCACGATAAACGTATCCCCCTCCGTTCGGCCTCCTGCCGAAGTCTGTCGCGTAGCCAAACGGTAACTTGACCTGAGAGACTCCGCGAATCTTTGTCAGCCAGTTGACGCAATTCCTTGATTTCATCGGAAGATAGGTTTGCGCCAACGGTTAGCCGCTGCTTAGATTTTTCGCCCATTCTGAACTCCTTAGATATGATAGCGCATAGGAAATCACATTTTGAGAATCAACGCAACAAGAGTTTTAGAATTGTGATTAAGTCCGTTTCCGAACGTCTGCGCTGGCTGGCTGGTGCACGAAAACCCCAATCGTGGACTAGCGAATTCGGCTGGGATCGTGGCTTAACGCATCGTGTCTTTACTGGTAAACAACTTCCCGGCGCTGATGCGCTTGAGCAACTCGCCACCGCCGAGCGCGTCAATCTCACCTGGCTCCTGACCGGCGAAGGTCCGCCCTACCAAGTCAACCCACCGCCAGACCCACAAGATTTAGAGCTTGGACCGGATGCCAGCTACTACCTGTTCGACCGGCCCGATGGCATTCAGCCGCCGCTGGTGTGCAGTCGCCGAGCCCTTTCGCCCACGAACGAGAATCCCCCCCTGCCCCGGATCACCGTCTACAACGGCCACCCCAGCGATCTGATGCGGGCGGTGGAATGGCTGATCTGGAAGGGCAAGCTCATCCAGATTGTCGAAGATAACAACGGTGATGTGGCCCGGCTGCGGGCGGGCCTGGCGAGTAACAAGGTCCTGATCAACGACGGACGCGGCTTGCTGGAACAGCCTCCCATCATCATGCCCATTCCGCGAATGGTCGTGACGGCGTTGGTGGAGGAAACCAACAACGGCTACCTGGCCGGCGTGCAATCCACCCTGGACGCGCAGGAACGGGAGTGGATCATGCTGCGGCGTGAACTGACGCCCGCGCAACGGGAGGCGTTACTCCTGATCCTGCGCGGGCTGATGCGCAGCGATTAGCGAAGGAAGTCCGATTCCGCAGTCCGCAATTTGCGCCAGAAATACAATTTGATGTCGTTCAATTGCGGAACTTCGTCATCATCGATGACGAAGTTAGCCGAAGTTTTCGACCTTCATCGCAACGACGGGCGCACTTTGGTTTTGTGGATGGGACACCGTTTTAGTGGCGGCGATGAAGGGAAGAACGAATGATGCCGAAAGCATCCAGGCATACCATCGGTATCCACGACCCTTGGCGGAAACGGGCGCTACACCTCGATTTCCAGGCTGGTCAACGCCGGCGCTTCCCCGTCCAGCTTGCCATCGAGCACGAAATACCGCTGGCCGACCGTGCCCGCGCCCGCGCCCTTCACCCGGACCAGGCTCCCGCCCGGATACTGGATCGTGCATTCGCCGAAGTCGGCGGCGACGCAGGTCCCCACCGTCCGCAACTGCCGGCCGGTCAAATCGCTGAACCGCTTGAACAGATTCCTCACGCTTCCACCTCCCGCCGTTCCAGCCCCACGCTTTGCCGGACCTGCAAGGCGTTGCCGCTCCATTGCGCCGTCACCTTGCAGGACCGGCTGACGCCCTTCATGCCGGCGATACTCACGATCAGCCCCGGCCGGATCAGGCCGATTTCCGGCGTGAACAGGACTTCGGCGTCCATCGTGAAACCGGCGCCGGAATCCGACAGCGCGTTGATGCCGCGCCGTCGCGCCGCGACTCCGGCGGTATCGCAAAGCAGTTCATGGGTGATCGGTTCCGCCGGTTGCAACGCCCCGTCGGTGCCCGCGATTTTCACCAGCGCGAGCGATCCATGGCTGGTCCCGCTGACGTAGACGCCGTTATAGGGCTGGCTGTAGACCGGGCTTTGACTCAGGCTGACGACCGCGTCGGCGGGAATCGCCAGGTCCACGGTGGCGCCGTCCAACAGCCAGGACGCCACGGGCCAACGTTTTTGAAGGGTGATCACTTGATCGCTGGGATGGGTGTAGATGCCGTCGTCGGTGGCGTTGACCAGCCGAATCAGGCAACCGATCGGCGTGTTGTAGCCGACGTAGCGCCCGCCGGGCACCACCCAGTTGTCGAGCTGCCAGTCCACCGCCCAGCCGGTATTGTCGAGCGCTGCCTCGGCCAGTTGCTCCATTTCGCGCGGGCTGGACTCGCTGTAGTCGAGGCTGGGCGTGTAGGGGTCGTGCAACCAGGCCGAGCGCGAGCGGCCCTTGAGGCTAACCCGGTCAGAGTTGAACGCGCGTTGCGTGCTGGGCACGTCCAACAAAAACCGCCAGACCTGGCCGTTGATGGTCGCCTGCACCTGGCAGGCCAGCGGGTCGGGTTGCACCAGCGCCCAGGCGTCCGGTCCGGCCAGCGTCGCCGACAGCGCCCAGCACCAGGACTCGAAATCGGTTTCGATGGTAATCGACGTGCAGGGCAACGGGGTTAAATCCGGCCAGCGCACCAGGCTGGCGCTGTTGATGCTCATGTAGGTTCTCCGTACCGCGATTTCTCGCTCGGGAATCAGGATGCAGGGCACGCGGCCGATACTCAGGCGCGTTCCCGGCAACGGACACCGCAACCGGAGGGCCGTCCCCCAGGGCGGGCGGACGATGGGCGGAATCGGGTCTTTCGGCGGGCGGAGCGCGTTGCCTGGATAGCCGGCCGGTTGCCAGACCTCGACTTGAATTTGGATCAAGCGTGCGCCGTCGCGGAATCCCAGAGCCAGCCGCGCCGTCATCGGCACCCCCGCGTTCCAGCCGGCCACCGCGTCCGGCATCAACACGGGCAAGCGCACCCGGAACCGCTCCACTCCGGCGCCGAGGGTCAGTCGGCCCGGTTGCCAGCGCGTCACCCGTCCCGCCCGGACACTGCCGGCCGCTTGCCAGGCCGACGTTTTGCCGGTTGACTCCGGTTGCGCCTCGTTCCATCGGGTTTGACCGGCCCCCTGAAGCGGCGCCGCTGACTGAAACCGATTCGCCACGCCCCGCGCCGTCGCCGCCCCGGCCGTCCAGCCGGGCAACGCCGCCCGACCGGCCCACGCCGCCGGTTGCCAGCGCGCCGCCGATCCCACGGGCGACGCCCGGCCCGCTTGCCAGCCGGAGCGAATCCCCGCGGTTAACTGGTCGAGCAGGTTCGGATCGAACGCCCCGATCAACAACCCAGTGGGCGCGAGGGTTTCGCCGGCAATGACCACCGGCTCGGCGGGCTGGGGCGCGGAGAGTTCCAGCAAGCCGAGGGGCGGGAGGGTTTCGCCCGCGATGCCCGCTTGGCGAACCTGAAGCAGCGCCAGCAGGCCCGTCGGGGCGAGGGTTTCCCCGGCCAGCGTCGCCAGGCGGTCGGCGCTGTCGGTATGGCCGAGCGAGAGATTGACCGTCCCGGTCGGCGGTGTGTAGCCCAGAACTCCGCCGAGCGAGAGGTTGACCGTCCCTGTCGGCGGCGAGTACGGCATGGCCTACCGCTCGGTGATACCGAACGCGGTCACCGACACATAACCGCCCTCAACCAGGTTCAGATTGTCCAGTTGCACGAAGGCCCCGCTACCGGTCAACCCCACGTCGGCGTCGCCGATGACGACGCCGCTCGAATCCACCAGGCGGGCAAAGGCCGGCGTACCGGTCGCGGCGATCATCGCCTGAGCAATGGCGGCGCCGGTGAAAACCCCATCGGTCATCGTGCCCGCCGGATCAGGCACCTCGAAGGTCACCAGTAGGGTTTGGGTGGTGAGAGCGGAATCGGAATCGGTGGGGCGAGGCTCGGTGTAGCAACGAATTTCCCCGTCCGCCAGCCACCCCGCCAGCAGGTTGCCGCGACTGGTGCGGCGGGCGGTGGCGAACCCCAGGACATTGCTCATGGTATCGGCTCCGGCGTGATCAGGTCGGCAATGGCGGCGTTTTGCGGGCTGGCGCCGTGGTCATGGGCGACGGCGAAATAGTCCGCGGCGCGATAGCGGATGTAATTGAACGCATAGGAGCCGTCCGCCGCGCTCCAGGTTTCGCGCAACGGGGCGCCCGTGCGCCGGTCGAACAGCCGTATTTGATAGCGGCCCAGCACGCCCAACTCGTCGACGACGCCGGTGACGCGATAACCGCCGCCGTTCACTACGTCGCGGGCATAGCGGGGATTGCGCATCCGCGCGGACATGGCGTTACCTCCACGGTCCGGTAATGTCGATCAACGCATGCGCGGCATTGGTGTTGCCCGTGGACAGGCCAAACGCCCGCAAGGTCCGCCCCGGCAAATCCGGCAAATCCGTGACCGTATCCAGATGCGTCAGCGGGTTGTTGTGTAGCGGCTGGTACAACCCCGGTAGCGCCCGACTGCGAATGATGCTGCTTTCCACCACGGCGACCGGCGCGAACAGTAAACCGTTGTCCGGCGGATGCGGGTAGGCCAAACCGCCCACCCCGCCGATGTAGGTGCTCACCGCATTGTCGCCTATGAAGCCGCACGCCACCGCCGTCCCCAGTTGCGTGTAGGTCCGCGCCAGGTATTTGCCGACCTGCGTGTTGTTATAGTTATTGAGCGTGGCGAAGGCCATCGCCGTACCGAAGACGGAGGGCGCGGTATCCACCCCCGCTTGCCAGGCGCTCAACAGGCAGCTATAGGCATCGCCCGATTTGAGGCTGTTGATGTCCCCAAACGCATAGCCCCCAAACACGCCGGGATTACTGGCATTGGCGGCCATCCCCAGGTAAAAAATCCCGCCATCGCCGGCCAGCCACCACGGCCGCGCGGTGCTGTCGCTGGTAGCGGATTTCCAGGCGGTGAGTCCATTGGTGGCGGTCGTCGCGTCGGGAAATAGCCCGGTCCCGGTGTCCACGTCGCTCATGGATTCGTAGCCCCGAACCTTCGCCCAGCGCCCGTTGGCACTGGTGGGCGTGCTGCTGTCGTCCTGGACGCGCAGGTAGCATTGCACGTATTGAACGGCGGGGAGATAGGCGGCTTTGTTGGTGCCGCTGTAGGGCTTGGTCCAGCCCAGCGGCGCGCGCTTGGCGGTGATCGTCCCGGTTGCCGTCTGGTCGGTAATGCCGCTGGTGGCGAAGGTGAAGGTGGTGCCATTGGGCACGCTGGCGATGCGCCACTCGCCGTTCAGCGAGCTGGGCGAGGCTCCGGCGATGGTGACGACCGGGCCGCTGTTGCCGATCATCGCCAAATTGTGCCCGGCGCTCTTGGTCGCGGTCGCCACGTTGCCGGACACGACCAGGGAATCCAGGGTGACGCTGCCGAAGCCGTCCTTGAGGCAGGCATCGAGCAGACCGACCAGGCTTCCAACCGTGCCGTTGAGCGCCGGAGCGCCGCTCATGGTGGAGTCATACACTTTGACGGTGGTGTCAGGCATCGACGTTCCCCACGAAAAGAAGTTCTACCGAATCGTCCTGCGCGGTCGGCTCGCTGGGCTGAATCGCACGGATCAGATCGACCGGATACGCCGCACCGACCAGGTTGAAGCGCAGGCAGTTGCCGGTCGCCCAGCCCGCGCCCCACCCGCGATGGTCGAGGGTGAAATAGGTCTCTCCGGTCAGGCTGTTGACCGGGGCGCAATCGTTGTTGATGTCGCCGGTGGCGATCAGCCCCAGATTCTCGCCGATGACCTGGAAGGCCGACGCCGAGGTGAACTTGACCAGCATCCGGTCGGTGTACGCCCCGGCGTTGCTGGTGGCGATGGGATACAGCGCGTTGTTGTACTGAGCCAGCGGCTCGGAGCCAATCAGCGTGTCCGACCATTCACTGGTCCAGGTCGATTGGGCAAAGACGTTGCTGACCCGCGCCTGCAAGGTGCCGGCATAGAGCACGCCGGAGACCCGGCTGTCGTCCGCCGGGTAGTCGTGGGACAGCGCCCGATTGAGGTTGAGCGTGCCGTTGATGTCGGTTTCCACCACGCGGGCCAGGTCGGCGACGGTGTGGAGCACGGTGTACGGCGCGGCGTACCCAGTCAGGTTCAGGTCGGCCGCCATCGTCACCGTGCCGGCCGCCCGGTCCACCGTGTAGAAGCTGGCGGGCAACCGAAGCCCGGCCGCATCCTCGATGACCACCCGATAGAGCCGCTCGCGCTCGCAATCCAGCACCTGGGTGGGCGACAGGCTGCCCTCCTCGAAGGAGTCGGTATGATGCGCCAGCACCAGTTGCCCCACCCGGAAGATCAGCCCCTTGCCGTCCGGCGGCAACCGGGCCGCGTTGATGCCCAGCAGCGCCGAATCGGGCGGCAACACGGTTTGGGCCACCGCGTTGTAGATGACGCTGTCGGCCAGGACCAGGGCGGGCTTCCAGATTTTCAGCGTGCCGGCGAAGTCGACGCGGGCGTCCGGGTCGTACCAGACCTGGCCCTTTTCCTCCACGGTCAAGTCGGCGTCGTTTTTCCACAGGCCGAAGCGGGCGCGGATGATGCCCAGCGTGGCGTTGACGGAGATCGAGCAGTCGGTGTCTTCCAGGAGGCCGGTGGCGTCCACCGTCTTACTCTTGACCGTGCCCGTCAGCAGTTGATAGCGCAGTTGCACCGAGCCGGGCCGCAACGGCGAGATCGGCGCGCGGAACACCACCTCCTCGATGGGTTGGCCGGCCAGTTCCGTGACGCAACTTTGCAGGGTGACCGCGTTGCTGCCGCCTTCCGGCCATGAGGTGAGCCGCGCCCGACCGGTCGAGCGATCCAGCGTACCCGCCAGACTGCCCGCCCCAGTGTCCGGGCCGGGGTCGCGGTAGAGCTGTCCGGCGGTGTCCACGTAGACGCTCTGGCCCAGCACAAACCGGACAGAGCCGGCGGTGATCGTCTCGCCATA